TAAAATTATTGGGATCGATGTTCTTCCTCAGCAATTATCATTTGCATTACAACCAACAAGATAAATGACCCTAGTAAATTTTACAAATCTAGACTTTGATCAGATAAAAGTATCTTTAAAAGAGTACTTAAGATCAAATTCAAATTTTACAGACTATGATTTTGAAGGGTCTAATCTCTCCACGATCATAGATTTATTAGCGTATAACACATATATTTCTTCTTATAATGCTAACTTTGTTAGTAATGAAGTTTTTATTGATAGTGCAACACTGAGAGAAAATGTTGTTTCTCTGGCACGTAATATTGGATATGTGCCACGTTCAAGAACTGCTGCAAAAGCAAATGTATCTTTCTTCGTAGATACAAGTACTTTTAGTACAAATCCAATTACAATAACTTTAAAAAAAGGTACAGTCTGCTTATCAAACTCTTCATTTGGTGATACAAATTTTTCCTTTGCAATCAAAGATGATATTACAGTTCCTGTTGTAAATGGAATTGCTTTATTTGATAATATTGATGTTTATGAGGGTTCATTAGTAACTGCTAATTTTACTGTAAATTCCAATAATCCAAATCAGAAGTATATTTTAGAAAATTCAAATATAGATACATCGACAATTTCTGTTATTGTTAGAAATACTGAATCTAGTTCCGTTACAAGAAACTTTGCTTTTTCGGATAGTATCCTGAATGTAACTGCAGATTCTAGAGTTTTCTTTATACAAGAGATTGAAGATGAAAGATATGAGTTAATATTTGGTGACGGCGTATTTGGTAAAAAATTAGATAACTTAAATTATATTGACGTTTCTTATTTAATTACCAGCGGTGAGTCTGGTAATGGTGTAAGTGACTTTAGATTTGCTGGAAGACTTCTGGATAATAATGGAAGAGTCATTAGTGATGGAATATCTCTAGTAACGACTAATTTAGTATCAAGGAGTGGAAAGGAGATTGAATCGGTAGAATCAATTAAAAAATATGCTCCAAGAATATATGCGGCACAAAACAGAGCAGTAACTGCAAATGATTATGAGTCTATAATCCCAAGATTATATCCAGAAACAGAATCAATCTCCGTTTATGGTGGAGAAGATCTCAATCCACCAAGATATGGTAGAGTTTTTATTAGTATAAAACCATTTAATGGACCATTCGTATCAAGTCAGGTAAAAGATAACCTAGTAAGACTTTTGCGGAAGTATAGTGTTGCTGGTATTGTTCCGGAAATTGTAGATTTAAAATATCTCTATGTTGAATTTGATTCGACAATTTACTATAACAGTAACTTAGTTACTTCTGGAGAGATTGTAAGAACAACCGTGAGTCAGAATATAACAAAATATGCCGACTCTAGTGAACTTAATAGATATGGCGCGAGATTTAAATATAGTAAGTTCTTAAAAATAATTGATGATAGTAGTAATGCTATCACTTCAAATATTACTAAAGTGAGAATGAGGAGGGACTTGTTCCCACTTATTAATCAATTTGCAGATTATGAAATATGTTTCGGCAATGAGTTTCACATAAAAGATCGTAATGGATTTAATATTAAATCTTCAGGATTCAAAGTAAATGGTTTAGCTGACACTTTGTATATGACTGATGTGCCAGATTCTAATTTAAGAACTGGTAGGATAGTGTTCTTTAGACTTGCATCACAAACAGAAGTCGTAGTTGTTGCATCAAATGCAGGAACAATAAACTACCAAAAAGGTGAAATTTTATTGTCTCCAGTTGATTTCAGGGAAACTAGTAAAAATAGAGGAGAAAATCCAGTTATAGAAATATCTGCTATACCCAAGTCCAATGATGTAATTGGATTACAGGATCTTTATTTGCAGATAGATATTAATAACAGTACTTTAAATGCTGTTTCAGATGAAATTTCTTCGGGTGCTGATGCATCTGGAACATCATACACGGTAACATCAAGCTACGAAAACGGAAATCTTGTAAGATCATAAAATGACAGAGAGCAGAATCAAAATTAGTTCGATTGTTGAAAATCAACTTCCAGAATATGTAAAGGAAGAATTTCCACTAGTCGGGGAATTTCTTTCTCAATACTATGTGGCAATAGAAAATCAAGGAAGTACCTTAGATATTCTACAAAATATAGATCAGTATGTTAAAGTTGATAATCTTACAAATTTAACTGATTCTACTCAGACAACATCAAATGTATCATTGTTTGATACTACAATTAATGTCGAGAGCACTTATGGATTTCCTGAGTCATATGGATTAATTAAGATTGATGATGAGATCATTACTTACCGAAGTAAGACTCAAACCTCATTTACTGAGTGTATAAGAGGATTTGTTGGTATTGAAGAGTACTACAACAATGATGAACTTAAGTTTTCTGATACTAACGTAGAAAGTCACGATTCTGGTTCTACAGTAGAAAACTTAAGTATTCTATTCTTAAAGGAATTCTTTAATAAGGTCAAAACTCAAATAACTCCTGGATTTGAAGACCGTGAACTGAGTTCTGAGATTAATCAAAATCTCTTCATTAAACAGTCTAAAGACTTCTATTCATCAAAGGGAACTGCAGATTCTTTTGAAATTCTATTCCGTGCTCTTTATGGAAAGGATGTTGAAGTCATTCTCCCAAGAGACTATTTAATTCAACCTTCAGATGCTCAGTATAGAGTTACTAGAGACCTTGTAGTTGAAGCAATTGATGGAGATCCCAATAACTTATTAAATTTAACTTTATATCAGGATCCAATTTATAATATTCCTGAGTCTAGAGGAACAGTAACTAATGTAGAAAAAATTATTAGGGGAGAAAAAGAGTACTATGTAATTAGTTTAGATTTTGGATATGATAATCTAAATGATACTGGACTTACTCTAGGTAATTTTTCAATTCACCCTAAAACAAGGAATGTAGTTGATGTTGTATCCGGATCAGATACAATTACTGTTGATTCAACTTTAGGATTTCCCTCTGAAGGAAATTTCGCCGTAAAACTTGAAAATGGAACAGAACTTAATATTGCTTATGGATCAAAATCATTAAATCAGTTTTATGACTGTACAGGAATAACTCAAGATATTCCCAAAAATAGTAATTTATATCTAGATGTCTATGCGTATGGCCACACCGACACCAAAAAAACTCAGCTTGTCAAGGTAAGAGTTACTGGAGTTCTTTCTGCATTAAATTTAGATAATCCAACCAAGTATTATGAAAAAGGTGACCTAATAAAAATTAAAACATTAGGTAAAGAGACTAATACTTTTAAAGCAAATAATTGGTTGTTTAATATTTCATCCACCTATAATGTAAAATCAATTGTAGAATTAGATTCATTAAATTTTAGATATCGTATTGATCTTTATGATGATCATTTTTTCTATATTGGTGATTCAATTACAATTGTTCCTCCACAATTACAACCACAGTCTGAAGTTAAAGCTATTATAACTTCAATTAAAAATTCTAAATCAATTGTTGTATCTGCAGAGCAGGGTGTAAATTCTTCTATACCATATCAAGTAAGAAAAAATATTGTTAATGTTTCTTCAACAAATGATTTAAGTATTAGCAAATATACTGCAAATGTCCAAAATGTCTATTTGGACCGTGTAGGATCAGTTTACGTAACATCTCCATCCTTTCCACATTATTTAAATACCTCTCTTAATATAAGAGATAGAAAAGTTACCTTCTCGGGAACATTTTCTGGAGACACTCTTTCTATCTCTAATCATAAGTTTTACACTGGAGATAGAATTGTTTATAACCCCGATAGTGGTACTAATAAACTCGATTTAACTGCAGGAAAGTACTTTATTAGAAGAATTGATTCTAATACCTTAAAACTAAGCAGAAGTCTCAGTGATCTTTTTACTGGAAATTACGTAACCGTTTCTGGTACTGTTACTAATAATGTTTTTTACTATGAACCATTTGTAAATGAAGATTTATCACCAAAAACTGTACAACCCCAGAAATTAATTCGACAAATTGCAAATCCAACGACAACTAATGCTCGTATTATAACACCTCCTGGATTTAGTGGAATATTTGTTAATGGAGTTGAACTTTTAAATTATAAATCTAATGATTATATTTACTATGGACCAATAACATCTATTAATGTATTATCTGGTGGTTCTAGTTATGATGCAATAAATCCACCATTAATACAAGTAAACGATTCTGTTGGAACTGGTGCTACGGCATACTGTACAGTTAATGGATCTCTTTCCAGAATTGAAGTCATTGATGGTGGAGTAAACTATCTAGAAACTCCAAGAGTTGTTATTACTGGCGGAAATGGATTTGGTGCTAGAGCCATTGCAAACTTAGAATCATATGATTATTCTGTTTCATTTAATTCTACACAGTCTGCTGGTTATGTAGATCTAGCAAATAATACTATTGGATTTTCATCCTTCCATAAACTTAATAACGGTGAAGAAATAATCTACCAAACAAATGAGCAAAGGAATATTGGAGGTATCTCAACTAACTCCTCTTATTTTGTATCAGTAATAGACGCAAGTACTATAAAGTTACATACTAAGTTTAGTGATGCTGCTATTGGAATTAACACTGTAAATCTAACATTACCTTATGGTGATGGTGTTCATTCATTCAAATCTAGACTTAAAAAAAGAAAAATACGCACACTAGACGTAATTAATACGGGATCTAACTATAGAAATAGAAGGGTATCTACCAGTAGTTCTATAGGAATTAGCACTGCAAGTAATGTAATTACTATACCAAATCATAATTTCCAAAATAAAGATATTGTTACATATCAAACAACCGGAACATCAATAAGTGGATTAGATACTTCAAAATATTATTACGTCGGTAGAGTAGATAATAATAATTTTATATTATTTGATCAGTATACTATTGATGATAAGCAGTTAATCGACTTTTATTATAACACTAGACAACCTGTTGATTTAACTAGTGTTGGAAGTGGTCTTCATATTTTTAGAGACGAGCCAATACAAGTTCAACTTATTGGTTCTGTTGGTGTAACAACTTTTATCAACCAAACATTTGATGCGGAACTCCAACCCATTTTTAGAGGATCAGTAGAATCTGTATTTGTCGAAGATGGTGGTTCAAATTATGGATCTGAAGATATATTAAATTATAATAGGCAACCAGAACTTATTCTTAACTCGGGATCATCCGCCGAGCTACGCCCCGTAATATCAAACGGATCTATCTCTGAAGTTTTTGTTGTAAACTCTGGTACTGGATATAATTCCCCTCCCAATTTAATTGTTAATAGTCCCAGTGGTTATGGTGCTATATTAACTCCGGTAATTGATCAGGGTCTTCTAATTAATATTAAAGTTATTTCTGGTGGTGTGGGATATGGACAGTCTACTACATCAGTTACTGTTATTCCTGCTGGTTCTGGTGCAAAATTAAACGCTAATATAAAATCTTGGAATGTAAACCTAGTTGAAAGAAATATAGTTACTGAGGAAATACCAAGTGATGATGGAATTGTTAATGAGGCATTGTATAGTAAGTTTGGACTAGAATATTCTCACGCTTATGCTCCAAGAGGATTAAGAAAATCCGTATTTGCTGAAAAATTTGTAAATGGTGAGACTGTTTATGTATCAGACTTAAACATTCAAAATGGAAAGGAAACACTATCTGATGCTCACTCACCTATTATTGGATGGGCATATGATGGTAATCCAATTTATGGACCTTATGGGTATTCAACTCCTTCTGGGGGTTCTGCAAAACTATTAAAATCTGGTTATTCAATTTCTATCAGAGAAGATCGCCCAAGTCTAGATCTTTATCCTGAGGGATTTTTTGTTGAAGACTATGAATATACTGGGGATGGTGATCTTGACGAATCAAATGGAAGATTTGCAATAACACCAGATTATCCTGAAGGTACATATGCATACTTTGCAACTGTATCAGATACAGTAGAAACATCGGGAACCTTTGCAAACTTTAGAAAACCAGTATTCCCCTATGTAATTGGTAGATTCTATCATTCTAATGCTAACGCACTCAATTTCTCTCCACTTTTCAATCAAGATGATTTCAATCTTAACCAAACATTATTACTGAGAAATACAACTCCATATTATTTGACCAGTGATAATAGTTCATATGAGTTTATAGAAAATCCAAATAAAATTAAAGAACAAAACTCAAGAGTTACGAGTGTATCTTCTGGGAATATAACATCTATTGATATTGTTGATGGAGGAGAAGATTATCAAGTAGGAGATCAAATTTTATTTGATAGTGAGAATACAGGCGGAAGAAATGCAAAGGCATACGTTTCTAGTGTGGAAGGTAAAGAAATTGTAGGAATTGCAATTTCAACCGCACAGATAAACAATATTGAATTAATTAATAATATTGGAATTTCTTCTTCTACAATAGATTTAAAGGGTGGGGATTACGTAACAATCACAGGAAGATATCCAAATCAATTTGCAATAACACAAACAATTAGTATTATTAATAATCAATTAATACTATCGTCTGGTATTGGATCTGCTTCATACACTGGAATAGTTACCTATGCTAGTGTTTTTTCTCCAATTAAAGCATCTGCAAATGATCT